GGCAAAACAAATTGTCAAAAGGCCAATCCGCAGGGTTAAACAGCATCGAAAAGGTCGTTCAACTGGTTAGCGAACTGTCTGACAAGACCCCGCTTCCAGAAGGTGTTGAACTCAGAAACGAAGATGAGATTATAATTTGGGGGCAGTTCACGCGCGCGCGCGCACACGATGGGTGGCGTGACTTTGATCTGCTCTTAGTTGCAAAGGCTGTCCGACTTGAGGCAGACATCCGCAAGCATCAGAAATCTCTAGACCGCATGGGCATCATTGTTAAGAATGATCGCGGCACACCGATCCCAAATCCTCTGATCAGCATCATTGATTCGTTACAGCGGCAACAGCTTGCCATCATAAGAAGCCTTAGCCTGAATCAAACAAGCCAAGACCCGCGAACTTTGAATGGTCAGGGTGCAGAGCAGAATAAAATTGCTCGCACAATTAATTCCTTTGACGATCTGATTGCAAGATGACCAAGCCAATGACACGCGGTGAGAGGGTGATTGCCTTCATTGAACACTACTGCAAAGTGCCAAGTGGAAAATCTGTCGGGGTGGATTTTCAACTTGATGACTTTCAAAAGAAATTTATTCTTGAGGTGTATGACAACCCGCACACGACAAGACGCGGCTATCTGAGCATCGGCCGCAAGAATGGCAAGACAGCTTTGATCGCCTGTATTTTGCTTGCTCACCTTGTTGGTCCTGAAGCAAAAAAGAACAGTCAGATTATCAGTGGGGCGATGAGCCGTGAACAGGCGGCAATCGTTTATGACCTAGCATCAAAGATAGTGGCTATGTCGCCAAAGCTCCGCGTCATTGTGCGCGAAGTGCCAAGCTCAAAGAAGCTGTGCGGCTTGCCAATGAATACGGAGTACAGGGCGATCAGCGCAGAGGGCAAGACAGCGCATGGGCTGTCGCCAATCTTGGCCATCCTTGATGAGCTAGGTCAGGTCAGAGGTCCGAACAGCGATTTCGTTGATGCGATCACAACGAGCCAAGGTGCGCATGATGCCCCGCTCTTGTTGGCAATCTCAACGCAAGCCCCAAACGACAACGACTTGTTTAGCATTTGGTTGGATGACGCTAAGACAAGTGATGACAAGAACATTGTTTGCCATCTTTATGAGGCGGCAAAGGATTGTGATTTAGAAGACCCTGCCGAGTGGAAGAAAGCGAATCCCGCGTTGGGAACTTTCCGAAGCATGGACGATGTGATTGAGCAAGCCGCAAGAGCCAAGCGGATGCCGAGCTTTGAACCGACTTTTCGCAACCTCGTGTTGAATCAGCGAGTTGAGATGGTTGCCCCATTCGTAAGCAAAGGCGTTTGGATTCTCAATAGTTCTGAGCCTGACGAGTCGGTTTTTTATGAAGAGCCTGTCTATGTAGGCCTTGACCTATCTGGCAAGACCGACCTGACAAGCATGGTTCTGATTGCGTGGCGCGACAAGTGGCACATCAAGCCAATCTTCTGGACGCCTGAGAAGGGGCTGAAAGACAGAGCGAGGAAAGATCGCGCACCATACGATGTATGGGAATCGCAGGGCTACATCAGAACAACTATCGGGGCATCCATTGACTATGAGATGGTTGCGCGGGAGATAGTAGAAATACTTACAGACTGCAATGTCGTGGCCGTTGCGTTTGACAGGTGGCGATTCGATTTGTTGAAGAAGGAAATCGATGAGCTTGGCTTTGTGTTACCCTTAGTCCCATTCGGACAGGGCTTCAAGGATATGGCTCCTGCGATTGATTCGCTTGAGACAATACTTTTGAATGAGCAGATGGCTCATGGCGGTAATCCAGTTCTGACTATGTGCATGGCAAATGCTAGAGTTGAAAAAGATGCCGCAGGAAATCGGAAATTAAATAAGGCGAAAGCAACTGGTCGCATTGATGGAGCAGTCGCCCTAGCGATGGCGGTTGGAGTAGCCGGAATGTCTAAACAAACTGAAGGCGATCTAGACGGATTCTTAGATGCACCACTTGTAATGAAACACTAATCAAATGGCAACACTTTATCAATCCTTGCGCCGATGGTTCGGCAATGTTGGCTCTACTGGTCAACAAGATGGCGTTCAGCTAGGCGAGCCGTTCACGCGCGTCTATGACAGTAACAAAGACTATGGGATTGATGGCGCGTTGCAAGTGTCCGCAGTATGGGCATCCATTGAACTGCTGACCGACAACATTGCATCTTTGCCATTGTTTGTTTACGAGCGATCACAAGACACAGAAGGCCACAAGACACTAGCTCGCGACACGATGCTGTGGAAATTGTTGCACGACTCACCAAACCGTCGCCACACTCCAATGGAGTTTTGGCAGTTCATGGTGATGAATTATTTGTTCAGAGGTAACGCATATGCACGACTTGTACGCAATGATGCAGGTGAAGTTATTGAGATGTGGCCTCTTTCTTCAGACCAAGTTGAAGTGGATGTACTCGTTGATAAGTCAATCGTTTACAAATACCAATACGAAGGACAAGTAGCCGTATACGACGAGAAATCAATCTTCCATTGGCGCGACAAGGGTAACGGCATTGTTGGCATGAGCCGCCTTGACTATATGCGTAACTCTGTTGGCATTGCAGTTGATGCACAGAATCACACATCGCTAGGATACAAGAAATCCGGAAAGCGACCTGGAGTTTTCATGATCGACAAATTGTTGACTGAAGACCAACGCAATAAGATTCGCGGCAACTATCGCGGATTGGTTGAAGGTTCAGATGATGATTTGTTGGTGCTTGAGGCGGGTGCAAAGTTTGAGCCATTGAGTTTGACTCCTGCTGATTTGCAGTTGCTTGATACGCGCAGATTCTCAGTTGAGGATATTGGCCGTTGGTTTGGCATCTCCTCGGTGATGATCAACGACACCAACAAAACAACCACATGGGGAACAGGCATCGGCCAACTGATTGAGGGCTTCTACAAGTTCCGTCTGCGCCCAATGCTTGAGTCACTTGAGCAATGTATTGACCGCAGAGTGTTGACTTCAAGACAGCGCGAACTCTATACGGTTGAGTTTTCCTTGGATGCGATCTTGCGCGGTTCTTTGAAAGAACGCTTGGATACTGCATCGCAAGCTGTGCAGAATGGCTTGATGACCCGCAACGAATGGCGACAGCTTGAGAATCTGCCCCGCAAAGATGGCGCAGATGAACTCACGGCTCAATTGAATTTGGCTCCTCTGACATCCTTGGGAAATCAAAGCAATGCCAATCCCCAATAATGCAATGGTCGATGAGGCACAGCGTGGCCTCGATTGGCGTAGCGAGTTCGGTCGTGGCGGCACAGAGGTCGGCATCGCAAGGGCGCGTGACATTGTGAACAAGGTGGATTTGTCTGACGAAACAATTGGCCGCATGGTTTCTTTTTTCGCAAGACATGAAGTTGACAAACAGGCGGAAGGTTTCCGTCAGGGTGAAGAAGGCTACCCCAGTAATGGTCGCATCGCTTGGGCTTTGTGGGGCGGTGACTCAGGCAAGACATGGGCAGACCGTGAATGGGCTAAGATACAAGACTCGGAGAGTAAGATGATTGCAAGAAAGCAACTTTCATTAAACAGCGTGAGCCTCAAATTTGCAGACGCATCAAGCGGCAAGTTTGGCGGATACGCTTCAACCTTTGGTGGCATTGACAGCTATAACGACACGATCATGGCGGGTGCATACAAGTCCGTGATTGAGTCCATCATGAATGGTTCGGCTCGTATGCCAAAAATGTTCGTCAATCACAAATCTTGGGAAGTGCCAATCGGCAAATGGACTAAGATGTATGAGGATGAAAAAGGCTTATACATCGAGGGCGAGTTGACCAATGGCAACCCTGAGGCGGCCATTGTCAAAGCGGCCATGCAACACGAAACAATTGATGGCTTGAGCATTGGCTATATGCTGAAGCAGAGCGACATTGAATTCTCTGAGATCAATGGTCAGACTGTGCGCGTCATCAAAAACATCAGCGACTTGTCAGAAGTGTCAGTCGTTACATTTCCGGCAGACGATATGGCTCGCGTTGACTTGACAAGCGTCAAGACATCGCTTGACCAAATTGAAAGCATCAAGGATTTTGAGGACTTCTTGCGTGAGGCAGGAGGTTTCTCGAAGTCGCTCGCTACGGCTACGGCAAGTCGTGCGAAGCGTTTGTTCTCTCGGAGTGAGTCCGAGGAAGTGAAATTGCCAAGTGAGCTTCAGCGAATGATCGCTGAGAATCTAAAATCATCTCGGACTCTTTAAAAGGAAATACCATGTCTGATATCGCAGAAATCAAATCCCTCGCGGAAACACAAAGCACATTGTTGAACACCACCCGTGAACTGAAATCATGGATGGAAAAAGCCAATGGCGAAATCGCGGCCTCTAAAGCTGTGGAAACAGAAACAAAATCCGCAATGGAAAAGCTCAGCACTAAAGCCGCTGAGTTGACCGACAAGTGTTTGGAACTCGAGCGCAAGTTGTCTGACTCTTCTAAAGAAGGCCAGAAAGCTAATGAGTCAATTGGTGAGCAGTTGGTCAAGTCCGACGCCTTCCAAGCAATGGCTCAAGGTCGTAGCAAGTTTGCTCGTATTGAAGTTAAGACTGCCATCGTTAACGCGACTGGTCAGAATCAGCCTCTCGTGCAAGATATGCGCGTTCCAGGAATCAACACCGCCCCTAACCGCGTGTTGACAATCCGTGACGTCTTGCCTGTCGGTCGTACATCTTCAAATTTGGTTCAGTACACCAAAGAGAATGTATTCACCAACAACGCGGGTGCTCAGTACTCTAGCCCCAATCGTGAGAATGTGACCAAGCCTGAGTCAGCAATCACTTTCACTTTGGCTAACGCTCCTGTTGTGACTTTGGCTCACTTCATCCCTGTCTCACGTCAGGTATTGGATGATGCTCCTCAGTTGCAGTCTTATGTCAACGGTCGTTTGACATACGGTCTGAAGTTGGAAGAAGAAGACCAGTTGTTGAATGGTTCAGGTACAAGCGGCAACATCGCTGGTATCTTGGCCTCTGGCAACTACACAGCCTTCAACCGCCATGTCACAGGCGACACAGCCTTGGACACATTGCGTAAGGCCATCACTCAGGCTCAATTGTCTGAGTACCAAGCTGACACCATCGTGATCAACCCTGCTGATTGGGAAGAGATCGAGTTGGCTAAGACAACCTATGGCGAGTACATCTTCGGTGGCGACATGGGTCCTGTCAACGCTTTGGCTCCTCGCGTATGGGGTAAGAATGTTGTTGCTACAAACAGCATCGCCTCTGGCACATTCTTGGTCGGTGCTTTCACAATGGGCGCACAGATTTGGGATCGTATGGATGCCGCAGTTCAAATCTCCTTCGAAGATGGCGACAACTTCAAGAAGAACATGGCTACTCTGTTGGCCGAAGAGCGTTTGGCTCTGACGGTTTACCGTCCTGCCGCTTTCATTAGCGGTTCTCTGTAAAGAGCTTGCCCCTGTGCTTTCGAGCATGGGGGCATTATTTATACTAAAACTGAAATAAACCCCGCGATGGAATTAGTAGAAATAATTGCACTAGCTCACTTTGATGATTCACGCATTGGTAGCGTGAGCAAAAAGATGCGCCTCAAAGTGCCGTCAGTTGTAGCTGACGATTTGGAATCAATTGGTTTGGTGCAAATCCTAAACCCCAGAGTGGCGACCGCACAAAGAGGCTCTTTGACCGTTCCGCAGGTCGTTGGGCAGGGCGTGTCGCCTGTATTGTTGCAAGCGGACCGAGTCTCACCGAGGAAGATTGCAACCTCGTTGGAGACCAAGGATGGGCGACCATTGCTGTCAATGACAGCTATCGCAGAGCGCCATTTGCAGATTGCCTCTATGCCTGTGATGAACAATGGTGGAATGTCCACTACGAGCGAGTCAGCGCAGATTACAGAGGCGAGTGTTGGACGCAAGACGAGAGGGCGGCCACGAGGTTCAAAATCAACCGCATCGGTTCTGAAAACAAAGCAGGACTCGGAGTTGATGGCGTAATCCATCAAGGTGGCAACAGCGGCTATCAGGCAATCAATCTTGCATACCTATGGGGTGCAAAGACAATTGTTCTGCTAGGATTGGATTGCACAGCTTCTCCGAAAGGCGAGGCGCATTGGTTTGGACAACATGGCGCAGGATTGACAGCGAGTCAGCCATTCAAAATGTGGCAAGCCAAATTCCCGCAACTTGCAGTTGATTTGCAAGCTGAGGGAGTCAGAGTGATTAACGCGAGCAGGGAAACAGCCCTGACTTGCTTTGAGCGTATGACGCTTGAGGAAGCAATAAAAGTATGTTGACCCTTTTGACCGCAACAGGCGCAAGACCGAAGGCGTGGGCTATCTGCGAGATGTGGATGGCAAGGCAAACATACAGAGGAAAGGTTCGTTGGATTATTGTTGATGATGGTGAGATTGCACAGCCAATCACATTCAGCAAAAACAATTGGACTCTTGAAGTTATCCGGCCTACTCCATACTGGCAAAAAGGCATGAATACGCAAGCGCGTAATCTTCGTGCGGGTATAAATGTAATCAGCGGTGACGAGCGTGTTGTCTTTATTGAGGATGACGATTGGTACGCGGCTGATTGGCTAGAAACGATAGATAAGAAATTTGAGAAAGCTGAATTGATTGGCGAAGCAAATGCTCGCTATTACAACCTGACTCAGAAATCTTATAGGCAGATGGAAAACACCTTGCATAGCAGTTTATGTTCTACTGCTATTCGCGGACAAGCCTTGGAAACATTCAAGTCTGTATGCAGAGATACGATTCAATTTATTGACCACACGCTATGGCAAGCTCACAGCAATAATCATTTGTTCAGCGGCCAAAGGGTGATAGGCATCAAAGGGATTGAAGGTAGGTTAGGAATTGGCGTTGGTCATTCAAAAAATTTCCGTGGAACTAAGGATGTTGGCGGTAGAATTTTGAAATCGTGGATTGGTGATGATGCTTTGGTTTATAAGCCAGAGGGAAAAATAAATGACTCAATTAGTTCGGAAGATTAAGCGCACAGCAGTTGTAACGACTGAGCCGATCACATTGGCGACAGCGCGTTTGCATTTGCGTCTTGATGCCGTTGGCTCACCGCCAAGCCATCCTGACGATGCTCTAGTCACATCATTGATTAAGACAGCGCGTGAGGCAGTTGAGGCATACACAGAGTTGACCGTTGCACCAACAACATACGCCATGGCTCTTGATGAATTCCCTGCAAACGAAATTGAGTTGGGAACATATCCAATCAATTCAATCACAAGCATCACATACACAGACACAAACGGCACAACGCAGACGCTCAATGCAAATCAATACATCTTTGATTCATATAGCAATCCTGCGAAGATTTATCCTGTGACCATTTGGCCGCAAGCTAAACAAATTCCAAATGCTGTCATCGTTCGCTTTGCCGCAGGATTCACAGTTGGAAGTCCAAATGATTACCCAATGCCTGAAGCCTTGAAGCAAGCCATGCTCTTGTACATTGGTGAACTTTATGAAAATCGCGAAGCCATCAATATTGGTAACTTAGTTACACCAATCCCATACGGCATGATTCATCTGATGACGCCTCACCGCATCAATATGGGCGCGTAATGAGAATCTCCAAACTTCAACAGCGCATTACTATTCAGCGTAGGAGTGCTACGCTTGATGCCTATGGTCAAGAGATCAATTCTTGGACAGATATTGGCACAGTATGGGCAGAAGTGAAGCCTTTGAGTGGCCGTGAAAAAATGCGCACGAACGCAATGGTTGTGGAATCCCAGTTGACGCATCAGGTGACAGTCAGATATTCAACTTTGTTCTTGCCATCAACAACGGCTGACGCATGGCGCATCTTGTTCGGCACACGCATTTTCAACATCACAGCATCTTGGAATGTTGATGAAGCTGACAAGACAATCATCTTTGATTGCACAGAGGGCAGTCTAGATGGCCAATGATCAGTTGGTGACGGTTCAAGGTTTATCTGACTTACAAAAAATGTTGGATGAGCTACCCGCCAAGATCGAGGCAAATATCATGCGTGGCGCATTGCGTCAGGGCGCAAATGTTTATCGTGACAGGGCAAGAGCGAACGCTCCTGTTGGAAAAACAGGCAAATTGAAAAAGAGCATCAAAGTTAAGACAACTTTGCGCAAAGGCAAGGCGGTATCGCAGATCGTTGCGGGAGGCGGAGATGCCTTCTATGCTAAGTTTGTTGAGTTCGGGACAGCATCTTTTTACGAAGGTAATGGCCGAACTGTTGGCGCACCATATAAGATAGAGCCTAAGAACCGCAAGGCAATGAAATTCGGTGATGTATTCACAGAGTCTGCGGTACATGAGGGTGTGAGGCCTACTGGTTTTATGCGCAGGGCTTTTGATGGTGGTACGAGAGAAGTGATTGAGGAAGTTGCGGATTATGTCCGTATGCGAATTGGACGCGAGATTATTAAATCAACATGAATCCAGAACTCATAATTGCCGCAATGCTGAACACCTCAGGTATCACGGCATTGGTCAGCACACGCAAGGCGATGTCGCAATTGCCGCAGAACACGGCCTTCCCTGCGCTCGTTTACACAATCATTGATGCTGTCCCATTGCCACATTTGCATTACAGCGTGGAACGCCAAATGGCGAGAGCAAGAGTGCAGATCAATCCGCTTGCAAAGACAATGGCCGAAGTGAAGGCCATCCATGATCAGGTTCGCTTGGCGATGGATTTCAAATTACAACAGACTTTCGCGGGTAAGACCGTTATCAGTAGCCGCCTAGATTTATTCGGTTCAGCCGAAAAAGATTTAGATACTGGTACATGGACACAATCCGCTGATTATTTGGTGTCTTACTATGAGTGAGGCACAAAACAGTTTCAGGCAATTGCTTGAAAATTCTGCCCGCATCCCTGTGGGCTTTTTTTAACCGAGAGGAAAGACCATGACAGTCCGCACATCCGCAGGGACGACACTCCGAGTCACTGCATCCGCACCCGCAACATACGATAGCTCCGGCTATACAACTCTGTTCACAGCATCTCCCACTCCCGCACTCGTTGGTGAAATCACCGACTTGGGCGAGTTTGGCCGTGAGTTTGCTTTGGTCACGCATATGCCTGTTGGCTCGCGTGGCACACAGAAATTCAAAGGCTCATTCAACGAAGGCACTATGTCTTTGTCTTTGGGCTTGGACACAGATGACGCAGGTCAGATCATCATGAAGGCCGCAAGCCTTTCTGATAATGACTATTCGTTCATGGTCACCACACAAAATGGTGACAAATACTTCTTCCGTTCTAAGGTTATGTCTTGGAAGGTAGGCGTTGGCTCTGTTGACTCAATCACTACTGCTACTGCTACATTGGAAATCACTACCAATGCCGCAGGAGTTGGTATTGTTGAATCTCTGGCCGCTTAATCAATTGCCGTAAATGGCAACACGCGCACCTACTCGGGTCAGTTCGCATCCTTCGCGGGGTGCGGCTGACTCGGGCAAGGGCAATAACTCTCCCCGCGAAAGGATTACTATGTTTGATATTTCACAACTCGCAGTAAAAGAAACTGCAATCATTGAACTGGAAACAGTTGACGGCGATGCTTTGCTTGATGCCAAGGGCAATCAATTGAGCATTACTGTGTACGGTCCTGGAAGTAAAGCATTTCAGAAAGCGCAAAGCATCCGTAATCGCGCCATCCTTGAGTATGTCAAGAAGGGCGGCAAGAAGATGAAAGAAGGCGAACAGCGTGAACTTGATGCAGAGTTCTTGTCCGCTTGCACCGTCAGCTTCAATGGCTTTGGTTACAAAGATTACCAAGGCGTTGAGATGTTTAAAGCGGCTTATCTCGATTCAGCAATCGGCTTCATTACTGAGCAAGTAAACAAGGCCGTTGGTGATTGGGCAAATTTTACTCCGGCATCATCGAAGAGCTAACTCTGTATGCGAGGCAGTTGGCATGGTTTAGATCAATTCCAATTGCCAAGCAAGAGAAGTCTGTCGCCAATTCTGATAAGCAGACTGAGTTAACTCGGGCTGAGAAGATTCAGGAAAATGGCGGCAGACCAATGTTACCTGATGTTGGTGATGCTGAATATGTGATAACCTATTGGCAAGATTTGGGCATGGTAGAGATGGGCGCGATGGGTCCAGTACCATTGTCAGCGAGAGAGATTTTATCGTGGCAGGAATGCACAGGCGTTGAGCTTTCGGCATGGGAATACAGGGCGATCAAACAAATGTCACAGGCATATTTGATGCAAGCCAAAGAGAGCGAGAAGCCAGAGTGCAAGCCACCATACGGTGATCCAGTAAACGAGTTCGACAGAACTATCGTTAGCAAAAAAGTCAGCAACGCTTTCAAGGCGTTCATTCAGGCGAAAAGGTAAGTCATGGCAACAACAGTCGGGCAATTGACGATCGAGATGGCGGCGAACATTGTTCGACTCCAACAAGATATGGAGAAGGCCAAGAACACAGTTGCGGGTGCGATGCAATCAATTCAGAAATCCGCAAACATGGCGGCTACTGCATTGGGTGCGATTGGCGTTGGCTTGTCTGTTGCCGCATTTACTGGATGGATTCGTAGCGCGATCGATGCCGCAGACGAAACCAATAAGATGGCGCAGAAGATTGGTGTCGCTGTCAAAGATGTTGCAGGACTTCAACTTGCATTTAGACAGGCGGGTATCGAGGGCGGTGCGCTACAAACAAGCATGAGCAAGTTGTCTGTCGCTATTGCGAATGGCAATGACGCGCTTGTTGCAATGAACATCAACACGCGCAACACTGATGGCACGCTGAAATCTACTCGCCAAGTTCTTGGAGAAGTTGCAGACAAATTCAAGTTATACGAAGATGGCGCATCTAAGACTGCGCTTGCTGTTCAATTGTTTGGAAGAGCGGGTGCTGACCTTATCCCATTGTTGAACGCTGGTTCTGATAGCTTAGACCAGTTTGATGAGATGGCTCGCAAACTTGGATTGACATTGACAGCAGAGACTGCCGCAAGAGCAGAGAAGTTCAATGACACATTGGATTTGATGGGTCAAGGCTTCAAGGGAATTTCAATGCAAGTCGCGGCAGACTTGTTGCCAACTCTTGAAGGTCTTGCAGATCAATTCTTTGCAAGCATGACAGAAGGCGATCGTCTGAAGCGCATCGCTGAAGGCTTGTCTATTGGACTCAAGGGTTTATACATTGCTGTCGTTCTTGTATACGAAGCTGTGGAAACAATGGTTGATACGCTTTACACAGCGGGTCGACAAATCTATGCGGTGATGACTGGCGACATTCAGGGTGCGATGAAGTTAGGCACAGAATGGTCTAATCGCATGAAAACGAATTGGACTTCTGCATTGGAAGAAGTTGATAAGGCTTGGAACGCAAACGGAAGCACAGCAGTTTCTACAATGACCGCGATCACAGCGGCAACAAAACAGCAAGCTCCTTATGTAAGCGATGCCACAAAAAAGCAAACTGATGAATTGAAGAAGCAAGAGGATGCGTACCTCAAGCTGATGAATTCAATTGATGAAAAGATTGCGCTGAACACAGCGGAAGTAGATTCAACAGAGAAGCTAACAGAGTCACAGAAGCTAGAGATCAAATACACAAATGATCTTGAAGCAGGTACTCTGAAGCTGACAAAATCACAGCAAGAAAATTTATTCGGTAAGCTAAAAACAATGAAGGCTACTGAAGATGCGATTGCGTTGGCAAAGTTAGAAAAAGATATTCTTGATGAATCTGCAAAATCAAATCTTGCTGTCTATGACGCATTGGTCAAAAAGACTAAATCAATTGAAGATGAAGTAGAAAAGCAAAAAGAATCTAATGCCGCAATGGAACTAGGTGCTGATGCAGTAGCTCTGTTGGCAATTGAAAAGTTACGCGATCAAGCTATCTCAGCAGATCGTCTTGCAACAATCATGGAAGAAATTAATCCTGATGTTGCAAACACTTACCGCGACCAAGCTAAAGCATTGAGAGAATTGGCAGATGCCAAAGATAAGGGCATTGGTGTCAAAGCCGCGAAGGATGCGCAAGACGCTTGGGAAAAAGCGGCAACATCTATCACAGAAGGTTTGACCGATGCTTTGATGCGTGGCTTTGAATCAGGCAAGGGATTTGTTGACAACATCTTGAGCTTCATTAAAAATAAGTTCAAGACAACAGTTGCTGAATTCATCATTCGCCCAATCATGTCACCTATCGGTGCGGCATTCGCATCCATGATGCCAACAGCCGCAGGAGCCGCAAGTGGTGGCGGTGGAATGTTTGGCTCTATCCTTGGCGGTGCAAGCCAGATGGGTTCATTGTTCGGCTCTGGTTTCAGCGGCACAATGGGCGGTGCGGGATTCATGGACATGATGGGCGCATCAAACTCTGTCATGGCTAATCAGGGTGTGATGCAAGGTCTGAGTATGGGCGCGGGTGCTGTGATGCCTTATGTCTTGGCGGCAACGGCTCTGGTGTCTTTGGTTAAATCATTGGATGACTCTGGCACATTACACGCAGGAGGCACAGCGACAGCAGGTGCAAAAGGTGCGATGGCGACAACAGGCACAGAACTGAACTTTGTTGTCGAAACAAATAAGCAAATGCAATCTAGCATTGTTGATATGGCAGGAAGCATCTCAACAACATTGAATGGATTGCAACGCGCTTTCGGTAAAGCTGAAGAAGTTGTTGTTGGTCTTGGCTTCGCTGATGATTCAAGCGCAGATGGTGCTTGGGGTGCATTGAAGATTCTTGCAAGCGGCAAGACTCTTGTTGATTGGGCAAGCGGTGTCGATAGATGGCCTGGATTTGAGTTCTCCGATGGTGAGGCAGGACTCAAGGAATTTACAGATAAGATCGCAACTGATTTGCGTTCAATGATTGATGGAATTGGTTTGCCTGAGTGGGCGCAATCCATCACAGACAATCTTCAGCAAGGCGCAACTCTTGAAGAAGTATTGAACACATTGAATCAAGTTGCTGTTATCAAAACACAGCTTGTTGAGGCAGGAAATGTTCTGACATTGATGGGTGGTCCATTAGCAGGACTTGCCGCATCAGGCGATTCCGCAGTTCTCGCAGTTGCTAATCTTGTTGGTGGCATTGATCAATTGGTTGCCAAGGCTCAAGGCTTCATGGCTAACTACTACACAGAACAAGAACAATCAGGCGTCTTAGCGGCAAGCCTTGTTCAGTCTTTAGAGAAAGCAGGATTTAGCCAAGCGCAGATCGCGGCATTGCAGACTCGCGCTGACTTCCGTGACTTGCTTGAAAGCATTGATGTAAATACAGAATTGGGGCAAGAACAATTTGCAACCTTGCTTACTGTTCAGCAACAGTTCGCAGATTTGCAAGGCTACTTAGATACGCAGAACATTACATTGCAAGAGTTGGCTAAAGCCGCCCCTCAAGTTGCTTTACTGACTTTGATCAAAGAACAAGATGCGGCTAATGCAGTAACGCAAATGGAAGTTGCCGTTGCATCTGCTGATTCATTGACCAAGATTGATTCAGGCGTAGCGACAATGACAAGCGCAATATCTAGTCTTGATTCAACAATGCAAAGCGGACTTAGTAGCATTGCTTCTGCAACAGGCGCGGCAATTGATGCGGCTAATACAAGAGCTGACAATGCAATCGCTTCTGCAAACGCTAGTGCGGCGGCGGCTATTGCAGTTGCTAAACAAATGATTGATCAAGCAAAGACAGTAGCAGTAACTCAGACTCTTGCAAGCGGTGGTCAATACAATGGTGGTATGGCTCTTGTTGGTGAGCAAGGTCCTGAATTGATTGACCTGAATTCAAGCGGTCGTGTGTACAGCGCAAGTCAGACAGCTAATATCATCGGTGGCAACATGGCTGGAGAGATTCGCGCATTGCGTGAAGAAATGTCAATGCTCAGATATGAAGCAAGAGCGACCGCAGTTAACACTAGCAAGATCGCAAGATTGCAGGATAATTGGGATGTTCGCGGTCTTACTGTTAAGACTGATGTTGATCAGCCTTTGGATACGGTGGCAGTATGAAAGTAATTAAGCCAGTAATATTTGATGCAGACACAATGCTCTTATCGAGCAATGCGCCAGAGGCTTATTCAGCTTGGAGTTCTGCAACAACATATGCAAAGAACGCCAAAGTTGATCATGGATCACATTACTACAACAGTTTAGTTAATAGCAATCTTAATAACAATCCAGATACAAGCCCTACCTTTTGGGAAAACATTGGTCCTGATAATGTCCACGCGATGTTTGATGGACAAGTCAGCACAGAAACAACTAAGGCTACATCACCATTGACTGTCACAGTAGCTTGTGGAATTGTGAATAGTGTTGCTCTTTTAGGTTTAACTGGCAAGACTTTAAAAATTGAAATGCGTGATGGAGGTGCAAGCCCTCCAGTCTATTCAAGAACTATTGACCTTGAAGGTTCAATTATTCTTGATTGGTATATGTATTTCTTTGAGCCGTTTGAGCAATTGTCCGAAGTCGTGCTGACAGATTTGCCTCCATACTCAGGCGGTCAAATCACAATGACTCTATCCTCTGGTAGTGCTGTCGCTATTGGTGAATTTCTTGTCGGTACTGTTTACGGATTGGGAGAGATGGCTTTAGAGCATGGTGCAACAATTGGCATCATTGATTACAGCCGTAAAGATACAGATGCCGATACAGGATTGACAACATTCGTTCAGCGAGCTTATAGTAAGCGAATGAGTGGGCAGTTCTTGATTGAGAATGGAAGCATTAGCGGAGTGCAAAAAATTCTCTCAGGTGTTCGCGCTGTCCCTAGCGTTTACATCGGCTCTGAGGACACAGATTATTCAGCTTTGATTGTTTATGGTTTCTATCGAGACTTCAGCATTGACATTGCATATCCAACGCATAGTTTCTGCCGCATTGAAGTTGAAGGTTTGATTTGATAAAGGAAATTTGAAATGGCAATTACTGCATTACCAACGCCCCCGAGTAGGGATGACCCCGCAAATTTTGCGGCTCGTGGAGATGCGTTCTTAGGCGCATTGCCTACATTCGCAACAGAGGCTAATGCGCTTGCTGTCGAGGCTAATGGCTATGCTACATCTGCATCAGGTAGCGCAAGCACAGCAACTACTCAAGCAACCAATGCTCTGAATAGTGCCAATGCCGCATCAGCATCTGCACTCTCAGCGGCATCAGCATCTAATGCAAGCGCATGGGTAAGCGGAACAACTTATCAAGCGGGTAATGTTGTTTACAGCACAGTCAATTATGTTTCTTATCGTCGCAAGATTACAGGCGCAGGAACAACAGACCCAAGCTCTGACTCAACTAATTGGGTGGCTCTTGGCTTCCCATTACAGACAGGCAATGGCGGTAAATTCTTATCTACGGATGGAACATCTCCTGCATGGACAACAGTAAATACAACTCCGTTTTCTAACTCAACTGCACTAGCTCAAGTGCAAGCAACTTCACTTTGCTTTTAAAGGACTATCATGGCTAAGACTTTCACCGCACCATTTGCACAAACACCTCAAATCAAGACTGCTGTCGTTACAGGCGCGCTAGGATCAATCACAGGCGACACGCCAACTAATACTGTGGTCTTATTCACTGCGGGTGCTGATGGTGCAATCCTTACTCGCTTGACTGCGATTCCTCGAGCTACTGTAACTGCTTCTAGTTTGGTACTGTTTACCAGTTCAGATTCAGGAACAACGAAGCGTTTGATTGATTCTGTTTTGATGGCGGCTCAAACTGTTGCAACAACAACAGCAATCACATCAACAACTTTTTCAACATATACTGAAACTACACCATTGCGTTTAGCGGCAGGAGAGCAACTTTATGTTGGTTCTCAAGTTGCATTGGCAAGCGGTATCGTATTCAAAGCAGAATACACAGACTTTTAATTAGAGGATTAAACAATGCCTTATCCATACGGAATGCAGAATGCGCCAGTAGTCGGCAATGGACTAGGCGGTTTGCCTCGTAGAACTACTACATCTGCAGTAGCAAGCACAGGTTCTAGGAAGTATGAGCTACAAACAATTCAAACTTTAAATTACTCATGGTTAACAACTGCGAGTGTAATGACTCCAGTTATTATGATGAGGGGTAAGTTGATTAAGTTCGTGCTTGAGGGGAATATTAAAAGATGGATTTGTGATTATTCTGAATCTGGACTTGGGACTCCTGTTAAAACTGATTTGGGGACAACATCATGGACAACAAGTATGTTGCCTCAATCTGGCAACTATGGAAAGATGAACTTCTGTTGGTCTAAGCCAATATCAACATCACAGACATTATTCTGTTACACAGGTGTTGCTCCATTCTTAGTCACATACGATGGTGCAACGACAATTAGTTACACGACACCTACTGCGCCATCAACAGGGACATATTCAAATTATTCTGCAACTTGGTCAGGAATGACATTAAATACGCAGACAGCAATCATTGGCAAAAATGGCAATATGCTAATGCTTGCCTATGACACAACAAATCAATGGTATGCGTTGCTTGAATTTAGCTCTACAGATTTGTCATTTGTGAAAGCCGCTTGGACAGGAATACAATCAGTTCCTGGAACTGCAATGTATTTGCCAAGAATTCGTACAACAAATTTTGGTTATGTAATTGCAATACATTCAAATGCGAGTGGTGCAAACTATCTTAAATACTTGCATACAGCAACGCTTGCAGATGACTACACAAGAATAGCTACAAGAACAGTTGAAACATATGAACCTAATCAGGTTGATACTTGCAATGTTGTCTCTAGCATGATTGGCAGTCAATCAATCATGACCGTTTTTTATGCGGGAGGTCAATCAAGCACAAATTTTGGATTAAGAAATCTAGTCACAATTGATTACAGCACAACAGGTGCATTATCTGGTGATACTGGTTCTATAGCCATGTCAGCTAATAATGCATATCCAATATCAGGATTGAGAGCAATCATTCCTGCGGCTACTGGTGGAAATGGAAATTCAGTCCAAACATTTGTAACAACTAATATTGATGGAACTGCAATTACTGGATTCTGTGATTACTATCCCTACTTTAACAATTTCTATTTGTACGGATCACCATATCAAACAACAACATACTATGACTTTGATATAGAGCCAACACCATCATCAATTAGGTCTGCTCCAAGAATAACTACTTTATGCACTAAGTCTTTTTATCATAATGACATGGCGGCTTCAGGAGTAGCGCAAGATTCAAATGGATTAGTTTTCATTGATAACTCACATTCAACGCAAGTTAATATTTTGTTCAAAAAGGTCTATACATGATCAAGGTTAAAGACAACATTGCATCAAGAGAGGAACTACCAGTATTCTTGCTTGGCTTGCAGATTGAATCATTGCAAGACTTATCTTGGACTGATGCTTCATTAGGTGTTCAAGATTGCGCTTGGTATCCAGAAGAAGAACAATCACAATCTCTTGGTCAGTTTGAAGAATACGGAGAAGAAACATTGACGATTGATGCTGAACGCAAAGTCGTTGTTTCATCTAAAGCTATTGTTGCAATGTCCGCAGAAAAGATTGCAGAGATTGAAGCAAGTCGTGCATCCGCATTGGAGGCGCGTAAAGAATCATTGACTCAGCAGATCGCAGATTTGCAAGCTGAGTTAGCAAGCCTTTGATTGGATGACAAATGCAAGAGTCAGAAATTGATCCAGTTAAGTATGGCGTTCTTTGGGAACGAGTGCAGAACATGGATAAGAAGATGGACAAGATGGAAGCGCAGATTGCAGAGCTTCTTGAACTTGCCAACAAATCTAAGGGCGGCTTCTGGATGGGTATGACGATTGCGTCAGGTGTCGGAGGTTTTGTAAGTTGGGTAGTAACTCATCTTAAGTCATGAAGGATTGGGCTGTCGCTATCCTTGCGGCAGTCACTCTCCTTGGCACTATTCTTTGGTGCGTCTCAATTTTTATTTGGTACTGGTCGTGACAATAGTTACGATCTTTTTTTTTGTTTCCGTAGAATACCGCTGTGTCCGATTGGCTTGGAGTGGCGATGTGTTTAGTCGCAAAGTAGTTTGCCTTGAGTGGAAGAAGGTGGAAAAAAAATGATTCCTATAGACCCGATTGCCGCATTAGATGGTTTGCAAAAAGCCATCGGCATGGTGAAGAAAGCAAGCAAGGTAGCCAACGATCTAGGTGGACTCGCACCAATGCTCGGGCAGATGTTCAATGCCAAGAGTCAAGCCACGAAAGCCATGCTTCATGCGAAGCGTGATAAGGGTGGTAGCAACATGGGAACAGCATTGCAGATTGAGATGGCACTCGAGCAAGCTCGCGCCTTCGAAGAAGAATTGAAAATGTTGTTCATGCAGACAGGCAAGATTGATGTTTGGAACAAGATCAAAGCGCGTCAAGCTGAGATGGATAGAGACGATGCTAAAGAGATCGCGGCATTGAAGGCAGAGGAAAAAAAAGCAAAGCAAGCAGAACAAGAACAGCTAGAGATGGCGATGCTTATTGGCGGGATTGCGTTCGTTCTCCTTCTTATTGGTATCGGCATAAATGAATTGATGGATTTCTGTCAAACAACTAAACGCTGTGGGCGATGAATGAATATCAGAAACAATTTGATCTATTCCTCAAAGTATTCGTTCGGATGTGTGTTGCATGGTGGGTGCTTGGCTTCTTGCGATTCTTGCCTGATGATCTGTCCGACAAGATAGTTAATAAATTTCTAGCTTATTTGGGACTAGGATGAAAATATCAACATACCAAAGCAATGCTCAGATGCTGAAGGAAACTCAGCGCGTTTTGCATCAGCAACATCTTGATGCAATGAAGAAATTAAATTTGCAAGTTGATTACAGGCACAAAGTAGAGAACATTAAAAATCAATGGGTCAAGCCTAACTCTGTGGATGTGTACGCATGAAATATTTATTGCTTGCCTTGCTTTTGACTGGATGCAAAGATGTGTATCGCTATCCATGTCAGAACCCCGATAACTTTATCTTGCCTGAATGTCAGAAACCGAAGTGCCTGTTCACACAGCAATGCCCTGAATATTTAGTCGCACCAATCTTGGAAAAGAAAGTAACAGATGTCCAACAGTCCGAAACTAAACCTAACCCCTGATGAGATTGAGGTAAGGATTTGGGGTTTCGTGGTCATTGCGGTCACGCTGATTCTTTGCTTCATTGTTGTTGCGCTTTTGTATTCTGTGACCTTTGTCACACAGCCGATCAAGTCAATGGCTCCGATAGATCAGGCATACACCAAAATGCTGAACGACATTGTTCTGCTGATCGTTGGCGGAATTGGTGGAGTGATGAGCAAGCGCGCTGTCGGTGCGGCATCCAAGGCACTCGGCAATCCTGTTTCACCGCAGACGATGCAACCGATGTGTCAGCCATATCAAGGACACAGCACAGGACACGGCCAATCATACACACAGCCATACAATCCACCCTCGGCCTATGGCGGGTTGCCAAGTCAGCCATTCGGAGCTATGCCTGTCTTTACCAATCCGCAACTGGATGAGAGTTGGACACCGCCCCCGCCCCCTGACACCCCGCCTGACCATTTAGAATCCGATGCAGACAGGGAACAAATCGCACTCGCACGAACAGAGGCTGACTGATGTTTCCAATTCCCTTGCCTTGGATAATTGTTGGCGTGATTATTTCCCTATTTGGAACATATCAGGTCGGCCATCATTACGGATGGATTGAACGCGACAACGACATGAAGATTGCCATTGCCAAGAAGAACGAAGAAGCAAGGGCAACAGAACAAAAGTTGAATGAAAAAATCAACACTACTGCAACGCAACTTCAGGAGTCAACAAATGTCATCAATCAAAAACAGTCTGCCCTTGATCGCGCTATTCGCTCTGGTCGGGTGCGCCTCCCAACCGCAAGTTGTCAGCAAGCCCCCGCAAGTCCCGCCATTGCCACCGCAGATAGCAAAGAAACAGGAAGCAAACCTGACGGACAGGCTGACTCAGCTTCTAATGCCGAGCGAGAAACCCTTGCCGCCATCGCAGAAATAATTGCGCAGGGCGATAGGAATACAGTACAACTGAACGCCTGTATTGACGCATACAACGAAGTGAGGACTCTTTTAAATGGTAAGCCCTGAACAATTACGCCAATTGAAAATTGAGCCATCATTGGCAGACCCATTCAACGAAACATTTGAACGCTTCGGCATCTTGTCGCCAGTACAACAGGCGGCTTGGCTCGGACAATGCGGCCATGAGTGCAACAACTTCAGAGTCCTTGAGGAGAATCTGAACTATCGTGCGGCCACATTACTCAAGCTGTTCCCGCTGACAGCAAAGAGAGCATGGGGTTTCACGCCTGAGTCTGCGGCACAGTACGAGCGTCAACCTGTAAAGATTGCCAATCGCATCTATGGTAATCGCATGGGCAACAGGGATGAGGCTTCAGGCGATGGATTTTTGTACAGAGGATCGGGTTATCTTCAGTTAACTGGTGCGGCAAATTTTTTCCACGCAGGAAAAGCACTAGGCGAGGACTTTGTGCGCAATCCGGATTTGGTCAGAACGCCAAAATATGCATCGCTCACAGCGGGATGGTTTTGGCAAACGCACAATTTGAATCAGTACGCAGACAAAGAAGATTGGCTGATGCTGACAAAGAGAATCAATGGCGGCACGATTGGCTTAGAGGATCGCAAGAAGCATATCGCACACGCCCTTGAAGTGCTTACTGCTTAACAAATATTCCGTCTTTATTCAAAAAACCCTTGCGATCTTTGATCTCGTTGTATGCCCCTTCTAGGCAAGTAACTAGATCAAGGTCGGCACAGGCGCATCCCATGATGAGCGTTACAAGGATGTCACCATAGGCATCTTTGATGGCCGCCTTGTCGTCTTTGGCTATTGCATCAAATAGCTCCTCTAATTCTTCTTTGGTTTTCAATGCTTGCGCATAGGCTGTGCTGTTCTGCACGATGCCCCTTGCCTCGCCCCATTGCACTACAAGCATTTCTGTTTTTGCATAGCTCATTTAACTGCTCTCCATTCTCTTTCGTTGCGGCCAGAGTTTGATTTGACCAAGTTGCCTGTCAATTCAATCAAGCCAATAATTTTCATTTCATTTAATCTGCGCGACACCTGATTGCTGTCAAGATTTGTGCAATTGGCAATACCATCTTTCCCAAGTGGTCCAATGCTCAAAAGACAATCCAAGATGCGTTGATTATGGTGCTCTGCGTATTCTCTGACAGCATCTGCCGCCTCAAAAGAAGTCAGCGGGTCACTTGCTCGTACTCTTGGAAATACACTAGAAAATAACTGTGAGAAAGGTTTCATGGTTTGCTTTCAAAAAGAGGGGTACTCATGTTCGTCCGGCAGAATTGCCCACTTTCCCCCATTGTTTAAATTCTAAAAGGGAATATCGTCATCTTCCAGTTGTGGCAAGCCTTGGGGGTTTGCCTCCTGCGGTTTGGGCGGGTTCATGTAAGCCCATCCATTCCATCCACCATCAATTAGTGGAACGCTATCGAGCTTGAGCATTGGACCATTCTTGGTTTCAATGACAGAGCCGATTCGTTGATAGCGGTTTTTATTCACGCCATCTTTGTTCACATATTTTCCGCTGATCACGGAAATTTCGTAAGTAGTCTTAGACATTCTTTTCTTTCAGTTGGTTTAATGTTGTTAGAGTGACATCAACTTCTGCCAAGAACAACAGAACTTCAGACTCCAACTCTTTTGCATATTTGGCATCGTATGGGTAACGCTGTACAAACATTTGCAACTCTTGCGGCAGTCTTGGGTCAAAGCTGATGAAGTCGCACCATTTGCGGCCAGTACACAGCATTTGCCAAGTCATCTGAGCTTTATATTTGCTCGGAATCTTTCCCTTAATAAGCGTATCAATATGAGTGTTGGTCTGCGGACACTTGATCTCAATCAACCCATCTGTGCCGACCATCCCATCAGGCGATGCTCCGGCCATCAGCGTTGGATGCTGAATGAAGCCGACCTCATCAACGAGAACGCCATTGGCCATCTCATAGGCCGCCCTTGCAAGCGGCTCGGTTTCTGTGCCGTGAGCCATTGCCGCATTCGTGAAGGACTCTGCCGCCTTGCCTGTCAAGCGTTCGCATACTAGCTGTGCCATGTAGTTGTCACGGCTCGCGCTGTATCCGGATTTGGTACGAGCGACAATGTCTTGCACCCTGCTCGCGGTCACACGGCCAAGACGCGCGGCAAACCATTCTTCTGTTCCCTGTTCCATAGATTACCCCTGACTTTCTGCGAGTGCTTTTTTGCGAGCATCTTTTTTCGCAATGATTTTTTTCTGCCAATCGGTGTCGCCATTGGCAAACTGATAAGCCAATGTGAACGAAGTTTTCAACGCATCTGCATCTGAAGCGGAATCAATTGCGGCAAGATGGTCGGCCATGAATGACTCGTCAATCTCAGGCTTCTTTTTTCTTGTGGCCGCATTGCCATCATCGTCTTCAGGTGCGATGCCGCAAGCCGCCATGACGCTGTACCTCCGAGCGTATGTCAACGCGCTACCAAAGCCCTGCGCGTCATGTTTGACAGCGGGAATGTGAATCTTGCCGCAGTTGAATATTTCCCCTGATTCATGGATAAACAATGTTTCCACAATAACGCCTGAGTCACACTCGCTCAACTGCTGTACAAGCGCAATGCCGTTGTTGTTCAGCGCATCAATCACAGCCTCAATGCAAGCCGCGAGGTCAGCGTACTTGGATTTGAAATGCGGATTGGTGGAACTCTTCAGCGCAGGACCGAATTCTTTTTGTGCCTTTACCAAGGCTGATGCGATTTGTTTCATTTGACGGAATCCAATTGTTGTTTAATTTCAGAAATCAATTCTTCGTGAAGATTGATGATGTAGCAGAGTTCGCGTATCTTGCCCTGCAACATTCCGACCTGATAGGAAAGCCTATCTCTTGGCTCGCCACCTTCAAAGAGGCGAGAGGCATCAAGTGCGATTGACATGATGATTTGGTCAGCGTCTAGTTTGTTCATTGCTCAACCCTCTGAATCTGTTTGGCTACAAGCCATTTATCTCCAAGGTGGCGAACGGAGCGAATCCATTGCCGTTGGTATGACCGAATCGTTTCCGGAGGCGCATCGTACGATGCAAAGATTCTGCGGACATGAGTTAAGAAGCGCGTATTCATGTTCAGCCCCTCCAAGCAAGCATCACACCGATGCCACCGAACACGATGACACAGCCAATGAAGCACAAAAAATCAATTGTTTTTTCTTTCATTTCATTTCTCCTTAAGCAAATTCAGCGTTATGCATTTCGTAATAGGCTTGAGCATCTTCGGCAGTTGATGCTTCCCATTCGCGGCAGATTGCAACTTCATGGCCGTTGTTGAATACAGCAATCCAAGCGGCAGGAATATTGCAATTGAGGCGGGGGTTGAAGTATTCAGCCTGAAGATAAACTTCGGTGATTTTGAAAAGTTTGCGCATTTTGATTTCCTCTTAAAAGACCCTTCAGAAATTGCAGGGCATGGATGAATTATAAGCCAGATTATTCAAGGATTCGACACCCCCCACCAAAAATATTTGATGAGGGGAAACCCTTGCTTATGCCAACAAAATGGATTCGGCCTCGCTTTTCATGCGATTGCCATTGCCAAACCATGCGTTATTCATGCGGCTGTCGACATTGTGGCCTTTGTCGTGGTCAATGTACTGGGTGACAGCATTGAGCAAGCCCCATTTCGTGCCCCCTGCGCCCTGCAAATCTGCCCCCATACCCTTGCCCTCAAACAACTCAAGTACCTTGTTGTAGCCGCGTGATGGCTTGAACTCGGCAGTCTTTGGATCAAAGTTGGCAGGGAACAAATTGTCTAGGAAATCTTTGACATAGTTGACGCTGACTTGCTGACGCGCCAAATGGCGGTACTTGTCCATCATGCCGTCAAAGCCACTCACAACGAGGCCGAGCTTGTCACGCATCAGGCTTGCATCAAAAGCGCGGCCATGTGTGATATTGAAACGGCTTGGGGCAACTTCGTTGTCAGCGGCTGATAGAGTGTTATTGCACACGACACGAACGCTTGTGAACTGGCCGACTGTGGCCGTAGAGCCATCGAAGCTAGTGGACAACAGCAAGTAACCCCGCACAGCATCGTCACCGAGGACACAGGCCTCTTTGTTTGTATTCGCCAATGCCCAAATGCGTTTACCGCCTTTGATCGCTCCTGCGACCTCTAATTTGAATCCTGCGCTTTGCATCAACACATTGAAGAAATCCAATACATCCTTTGGCTGATGGAGCTTGTAGCGGTTTGTGACCAAGCCGAGCGGAGCAAATGTGTCGCTACGGTAAACAACATTCTGACCCTCAACACGCAACATATCGCCATCAGAACCGAGTGGCTCAAAGCGAACTGGTGACACTTGCGCTGTCCAGTCTAATCCGGCCATCTTTGCCCATGTGTCAATGTCAGCGTCAGGGTTCAATTCTTGGCCAAGGCCATGCCAAGGCTTCTGACCCACATAAGCGATCTCTGCCAAGCCTGTCATTGTGTTTGTTTCAATTAAATGTGCCATGATAATTTTCCTTAATAAAGACCCCGAGGGGATTGTTGTGATGTGCCTGATTGCACATCTCAAGGCTCACAGCATGAGCCTCAAGATGGGTAATTAAGCAACGATGTTGAAGTGGAAGTGGACACCGTATTGCATTGCGCTTGTACCAATGAAGCAAGGAAAGAAGCGGCCATCTGTATGGGTCAAAATCATGTAACGCAATTGATTGAGGCCGAACTTGTCAGATGGATATTTTTTTTCAACAGCCTTGATTGCATTGGCAACTGTTGCGTAAGTTTTGTTTGGTGTGAGTTGAACTTGAGTTGACATTTTGATTTCCTTTTAAAAGACCGCTTGATGTTTGCGGCATGAATGAATTTTGCTTCAAAAAATAGATAAATTATTTATTTCTCAAAAAATTGATAAATTTCCTTATTTTTTTGTAGTTTCGTTGTTTTTTTGGCACACTTCACAGCTGTCACCTAAGGGTTTCCTCTTATTTTTGTGAGCTAAACTTGCTTATAATGGCGTTTATGAAAAAAATTGATGCTATAAAACTGGCAGGAAGCATAAAAGAGTTAGCCTTGCTACTTGGCATTTCGCAACCCGCGATCTCAATGTGGGGAGAGGATGTGCCAAAGATGCGGGTCTTTCAACTTCGTGCTTTGAAACCTGAGTGGTTCGTATAATTTGAAACACGGCTAGGATGGACTAATTACCCATCCGAAAAGAGTTCTCCCCTCTCCTGCCGCAGTTTCTTTCAAGGGGATGTTTATTAAAAGGCGGATTATGGAATATTTTCCACATGATGTTGGCGACTTCGCCGAGAAAAAGCCAATCAGCAAATTGCCGATGGTTTATGTTTTGACGACACGTCAATTTGAATACATCAAAATTGGTAGAACAAAGCACTTAAAACAAAGACTGAGCAACATTCAATCAGGTTGTCCATTTGTTTTGGCACTTTGGTTAGCAATAAGAACAACAAAAGATGTTGAAATTGAAAAGCATTTACACAATGCTTTGAGTCATGCTCACTTGCGTGGTGAATGGTTTGAGCCAACAGTGAAAGATTTGGATTTCTTGCTCAACTTCTTTGACTTAACAAATAAAAACGTCAAGGAGGTGGCTCATGCACTACTTTAAAAAGAACATTGGCGACTATGCCAAGAAAACAGGTCGTCTATCAATGCTTCAACATGGGGCTTACACATTGTTGATTGACTCCTGTTATGACCGAGAGCGTTTCCCAACAATTGATGAGGCCATTGAATGGACATGGGCATCAAGCGAGGCGGAAATTGAAGCTGTCCAGTTTGTATTGAAAAGGTTTTTTATCCTTGATGATGGCCGTTATGTGCAAAACCGTATTCAAGAGGAAATTGCTGAATACCATGCCAAGGCAAGCACAAACAAACGAATCGCAGAGGACAGGGAGGCGAAGCGTAAGGCAAAAGACACGAATGGTGAACGAAGCGTGAACGGATCGTCACAAAGCGTTAACAAAGCTCCACCAAACCATAAACCAACAACCAATAACAAACAACCATTATTAGATTTAGATGCTGACGCATCTTTGCCGGAAGATGAACTTCCGCCTTGTCCACACAAAGATATTCTTCAGCTTTACAAGAAGCATTTGCCACACCTGACACAGCCGCGTGTATGGGAGGGCAACAGAATGACCGTTTTGAAAAGCCGATGGATACAGGCCTCAAAGCCATCAAATTATTCACCTGACGGCTACCTGACAAGAGAGGATGGTTTGCGTTGGTGGGACAGCTTCTTTGCCTACATTGCCAATGATTCATCTTTGAACAACGGATTCAAAAGCAAAGACCGAACATGGTTGCCAGATTTGGAGTGGATTATTACCGCTTCAAACTTTGCAAAAATCATTGATGGGAAATATGCCAAATGAGTAACAAGATTATTTTCACAGCATTATTTTCCCTGTTGTTATTTTTTTGGTCAATGGTCTTGAACCTAGTTTGGAGTTTTTCATGAATAGAGACGAAGCAAAACAAAAAAGCGGGTTTGCATTGAATCCAGTCGGCTATACAGGTTATTTTTGTGGTGGACTGAACCCTGAAACACAAGATTGTTTTTGGCGTTGCCGAATTCTTGAGGTAAACAACGATAAGTTTATGGTTGAACTGGAAGATGGAAACAAAGGGTGGATTCCAAAGAAAGAATTTACACCACGAAGAATGAGGGTTGAAGAATGACTAAAAAACACACACAAGGGCTGGTTAATTACGACTCGTCAGACCCAGACAAGATGCGACTGCCAGTGGGTTTCACATGTGGAGACTGTCAGAGTATTCGCCGTTGCAAGGCGATGTTTGGACATGTCGAGAGCGATACATATTGCGACTGGTCTCCATCGCAGTTCCGACTCCTCAAGGCGACTGGAGAAAACAAATGACTAAAGAAGAATTGCAACGTGCGCTTGAGTGCGCTGAAAGATGTGACCACATAGATGGTGCTCTAGCGTGGAGTGATGTAGTTGATTCTCTTAAAGCCGCACTAGAAGCGAAGGATGAGCCTGTACAAGTGTCTCCATTGCAGTTTGTTGAGATGGTGATGGAAAAGGAAGACTGCATTGGCAAACCAATAATCTGGGCTGAGTGGCCTAACAAGGAGAAAGCAAATGACTAAAGAAGAAACACCAGAGCAATTAGGTGCACGATTGTTCAAAGAAGGTAAAGGCTTGTGGCACTTTTGGAACGATGCACCAGACACATCAAAGGAAACGTTTAACAGGATGCTTGTTGGGTATCAAAGCGAACAAGATAAGTGTAAGGGTGAGCCTATGGCGAGTGTGTCTGGTTACTTCGAGGGGCAAGGCGTTGTACTGTCGATAAACACCAACAGAATTTCTAACGCAGGTACATCTCGTTACACCACCCCACCAAAGCGCACATGGGTAGGGCTGACAAATGAGGAGCGTAGCAAAATCTGGGGTGAATTGCCACAAACACTAAATCCAGAGCGGGATGCTTGTGTTTTTGCTGAAACTATTGAGGCGTATCTTAAGGAGAGAAACAATGGATAAAGATACTGCGCTACATCTTGCATTAAATGCGTTGAAAGAATTAGTTGCTCAAAATGAAAATAGATATTGGCCAATCAAACACGACCACTTTGCAATGCAAGATGCTCGTTTTGCAATTGCTAGATTGCAAGAAATTGAATGGCAAACAAGACAGAATGCTTTAAATAAGAAATCAGAAAATTCCAGAGAGTTGGGGTTGGACTATTACATTTCTTGTTGCGTAGACCAAACTTGCCCTAAATGTAAAGCAGCGAAATCTCCGCTTGTAATATGGATGCAGGATAGCAATGGAAACAAGTACGAAATACAAGATGCCAATAAAAGTCCGCTTTTAAAAGCCCTAGAAGCAAAACTCAAGGAGAAGAACACATGACTAAAGACGAAGCACTTGACTTAGCGCAGAAGGCGTTAGAAGACGTTTGCGGAAACAGATGTAATGCTGAATACAACCCATGCTTTCAGCGAGAAGCCATCAACGCTATTAAAGCCGCGAAAGAAGCAAAGGGTGAACCTGTGGCGTGGTCAGAAGAAATCATTGACGACTTGCACGCGCTGTATGACAGCGAAATGATTAAAGAGAACGATTCGGGTGATGCGCTGATTAGGTTAGATGAGGCGGTGTGTGTGGTGGAAGAAGTTGCACAAAGGAACACCACCCCACCAAAGCAAGAAGCAAAGGATGAGCCTGCGGCGTGGGCGCCATACCTTAGCGACAGAGCCGACGGAGTACAGGGCCACTACGCAATAGCAAGGTGGAATCCCCGAGGCTATCGTGAAGTGTGGAACTTGCGCCGTCATATGTGGGGCGCTTTTAGCGATGATGTTATGTCGCTTGAAGAAGCGGATTATTTGCTTCAAAAAATCACCATACCGACACGCAAGCCCGCCCCACCCGCACAGCCAGTCATTGACGAGTCAGCCGCTAAGCGCATAGCAACTGCATTGGGATGGGAGCCAAAGCGCAAGCCGCTGACGGATGAGGAGATCAATGATGTTGTTTCCAGTTTGACAGTATCAAATAAAGGAGTCATTTACTTCAGCGCCAACTTACTTGACTTTGCCAGAGCCATCGAAGCCGCACACGGCATAACTGGAGAAAACAATGGATAAAGATATTGCGTTACGCCTTGCATTGGCTTTTAGCATATTGCTTTTAACTGGGTGCTCAGACCTAAAATGTGTTGATGGGAAGGTTTACCACCAACTAGACAAAAATGTTTGGGCTGAGTCTGGTATTTGGAAGCACACTACATGTGTCACTGAGGTGAAAAAATGACCAAATACGAATTAGCTAGATTGGCGCTATTGGTTTTCGGAATATCTTGCGTATTGATTGGTAGTTTGACAATGACAGGATTCCCGCCAACTGATCCATCAGCATGGTTGATGATTTTTGGAATTGGTTTTTTGTGGAGGTTATATGACTGAAGCTATCGGATATATGTTGATAGGAGTATTTTTTGCATTGCTTATTCCTTTTTTAAAAGCATTAGCAGAAACAAAAATAGAGGATAAAAAAAATGATGCCGCAAATTGATATTGGCTCGAATTTTTCAACAAATAAATTCAAACTCTGCACCAAATGTGAAACATCTAAGCCGCCTGAAGGTGGTATTGAGATGGGTGCAAAATGGATTTGCCAAGTCTGTTGGAACAAAAAAATAACAGGCAAAAATTTGAAACAAAACCGAATGACACAAAAGGCCAAAGTATGAGCTTCGCTAAACCTGAATCAAAACGCAAAGAAGAATTTGAATTTTCAATTTACTGCTCTGTTGATGGCTGTGGCCGCAGATGGGCAGTTCATTGTGATGGCGAGAAGCCGAAATGCTCACATCATCAATGGCAAAACAGCCGCCCACAAAAAAAAGCGTTTACATCATTGCCTGACCTGAAGCCGAAAACTGTTGCGCAATGGTATGAAGACAAGGATGAATTTTGAAATGAATTATTTTGATGCCATGCGGATATTAGACAGGGTCGCTGATGGAACTTGTTATCCTGAAAAAATTATCAATCAAGCATTAGAAGCAACAGGTGATATTGATGGACAAGGAACACCTCAAAGACAGCGAAGCGCGGGAGTGGATTGCAAGGTACAGGAAGAAGCAACTGGAAGAAGGCAAGGGCGAAGCCTTAGAGTGGTGGCTGAAAACATTGTCGGACATAGCGCGAAAGCGTGGGCAATCAGCGGCTGATGATTTGCGCAGAAGAATGAACATACAAAGGAAAAACAATGCCACAAGAAATTGACATTGATGCATTGTTGCTAAAAGAACGCGAAGAATGCGTTATTGAAATGCTCAGATGCTTTGTTACAACTAGTCAGATGCCAACATCGCGGGACGCTGTCATACACAATGAAGCCGTCAAAGAATGTATCGGTGTCATTATTGCGAGAAAAGAAAAATGAGATATGCCGCAAGAGTGGACGCAAATCAGGCGGAGATTGTCAAAGCATTGCGCGATGTAGGCGCGTATGTTTGGATTATCGGTTTGCCTGTTGATTTGCTTGTTGGTTACAACGGCCATTCATTCTTGATGGAAATAAAAACAAATTCAAAAAAGCGTTTGACAGATTTGCAGAGCGATTTCTTTTTGAATTGGACTGGTGGCACAGTTTGTAGAGTTGATGGCGTGGAAGCCGCATTGAGAATGATTGGAGTGGCAAAATGATTTATCACCTTGAATCAGCAGAGCAAGCAACATCTTTGATGCAAACTTTATGGCCTAAGGTGAAAACAGCTTTGCAAGCGGGAAGGAAACTTTCAATTGAAATTAAGCCTGAGAAAAAAAGCCGCGACCAAGAAGAAAAATATCACGCGATGATTGGCGAAATTTCCAAGCAAGCACAGCACATCGGAAGCCGATGGAGTTCCGAAGATTTCAAGCGTCTGTTGATTGATCAATGGGCAAATGAAACAGATCGCAAGATTGGGCGGCTCGTTCAAAGTTTAGACGGAGAACGAATTGTTCAACTTGGGATGCAGTCGCGCAGATTCTCAAAAGAGGATGCAAGCGAATTTATAGAATGGTTGGAAGCATGGAGTGCAACCAACGGAATAATTTTTTCAACAAAAGGGGAATAAAGATGTACAACTTCAAATACATCACAAGGATTGGTGAAGGTAGAGAGTTAGTTTATGTTGAAGTTGAATTTGACAGAGATGAAGATTCAACTTTCGATAGAAGCATTGTTTCTATCAAACTCGGGGACACAGAAATCGGTGGTTGTTTTACAGAAGCATTTTTAGATGAGCTTGCCAAAGCAGGGGCAGATTTGTACATGGATGGATTGCAGAATGTCTAAAAGAATCACAATCCCAATTACAAAAAACATTGACGCTATTCGCGCACAGATTCAATCAGACATGGGCATTGAATTGACCTATGCGCAGACAATTGATTTTCTGATTCATTTTTATTCAACCAAAAAAATTCAGCCACTCAAACAATGGAGGCCAATGAAATGAAAACGCTTTTAATCTCATTTTGCGTTGCATATATTTTTGCAACTTTTATCAATTGGCAATTTGACCCATCTGAGTGGACTGAGTTTGGTCGGTTCGCTTTTCTTCTTTTTGGTTTCACTGTTGCGGGAATGGTTCAAGCATCCAAAAAAAAATAATCAGATCATGCGAAAAAAAACTAAAAGAAAAATTTGGAGTTTGGTCAATCCAATTGATTACGCGATAACAGGCGTGGCAATGATTGACCGCAGAGACTTGGACAAATTGCGTTTGTCTGAGCTTACGGCATTGGACGCAATGATTCGCGGCATGGGTACTGTGCAAGATTGGCGGACTTTGGTGGATGTTTTGAATCTGACCGAGATGATGGCCACGAATGGCATAGGACACGAAGCCTTGGAGACTTGCCAAAAAGCGCAATCCGCATTACATGAGTCTGCGATACGCTACGAACAGAGCAAGAAGATGGGTCTGAGTGGTCTTGGAATTCAAGCGATCAGGGATTTATTGGAATATGCCGATCTGCAACAGGCAAGTATCCCAAGATGCGAGTTTGAAAAAATGATTCAGAAAACCAAAAACCACATCAAATCAAAGAACGACAGAGTTGTTGAAATCAGATGAGATTCCCAAAACATAAATACATCAGAAGTACTGCATTGCTACGCAACGCGAGGGAAATCGCCTGTCAGCATTGTGGTGCTGATGATGGCACAGTCGTTGCCGCACATACAAACTTTGGCGGAGGCAAGGGGCGTTCTATCAAGGCGGATGACAACCTGATCGCCAGTCTTTGTTACAGATGCCACATGGAAATTGATCAGGGTAGCAACTTATCCAAAGAAGAGCGACAAATTCTTTGGCAGAAGGCGCATCGCAAGACGGTACAGCGTTTGGTGATGCTACAACTTTGGCCGCATGACATTCCTGTTCCTGATTTGCAGAATTATTTTGACAAAGAACGATGAGGGGGGGCGGGGTTAACGCTACGCCAAAAAAATTTGAGGGGGTGGCCTATTTGGGAATATATAAGCTGTATGCTAAGATTCCTTATCTAATCTGAAGGTGAACATGACAAATAAATTGGCAATCAAATATAAGGCGACTGAGGAGCTTATTCCATACGCTCTGAACAGCCGCACACACTCCGAGTCACAAGTCGCGCAATTGGCCGCAAGTATCAGGGAGTTTGGTTTCACCAATCCTGTCCTCTTGGATGGTGAGAATGGCATCTTGGCAGGGCATGGCCGTGTGATGGCGGCTCGTTTGCTCAAATTGGATACTGTGCCAACAATTGAGATTTCCCATCTCACAGCAACGCAGAAGAAGGCTTATGTCATTGCTGACAACAAACTTGCCCTGAACGCGGGATGGGACATGGATATCCTCGGTTTGGAAATTGAGGAATTGAAAAATTGTGATTTTGAAATTGAATTGCTCGGTTTTGATGAATCTGAACTGGTCAAAAGCGCAATTGATTATTCTGTCCTAGATGACGAGGATGTTGACGAGAAAATTCAAGACATGGCTGATGGCGTGAAAAAAGCCATTCAGATTGAATTTGAGCCTGAACACTACGAAGAGGCGCAAGAATTAGTTAAATATTGGCGCGGACAGAACGCTTATATTGGCTACATGATCTTGGATTTCCTGCGGAAACAAAAATCCAAAGTATGAAAGTTTTTGTAACGATTGGCGGATCAGGGACAAGGATGAAAAACATCAGTCCTGTTGATAAACAATTTATTTATTACAAAGACAAACGCATCATTCAACATATATTCAGCATTTTTCCGTATGCGAACTTGCTAGGCGACAAAAAAACGAACAGCAGAAGAGAAACGCTTGCCGAAATTGCCAATGAAAAAGATTGTTTAATTGTTGATTGCGACATCATTCCATTTGGAGTGCCGAATCTGAATTTTGAAGAAGATACTTTGTTTTATTTCAGAAGCGACAAACCAAAATACGGCTCAATTTTGATTGAAGATGGCCGCTTGATGGCCGTTGATGAGAAAAATAGCATATCCAAAGACAAATGTAGTGGCATATATTTTGTCAAATCAATGGCGGCTTTATTGGACTCAATGAAAGATGACAACAGCTTGGCATCTGGAATGATTGGGGCGAAAGTTATCCAAGAAAACACATTCATCAAATTAGGTGATGTGGAAGATTATTTTGAGGCTCTATGATCGTTGTTGTTGATTTTGATGGAACATTGGCAATCGGACACAGCCGCATCATGGACAGAGTGCCAAATCTTGCGCTGATCAAACGATTGCAGGATTTGAAAAGCACAATAAATCCAACAATCAAAATTGTTACAGCGCGTGGCTCGCGCTTTGGCCTGACAGAGAAACAAAAGATTGAAAAATATCACAAAGATATTCAAACTTGGCTAAACATCCATGCTGTACCGCACGATTGCATTTCTTTCAACAAAGAATACGGAGCAATTTACATTGATGACATGACTGTGAGCCAAGATGCTGATTTTTCAAGCATTCTGAGTCCATTCACACGCAATAAACTGATTTTCACAGACAGCACAGTTATCAAGCACACAAAAAACGCAGAACTTGAATTTCGTTGGTACAAGATGTCTGAAAATATTGTTCAGACGCCAAAAATATTGTTCTGCAACGATGAAATGATCATTCTTGAGCGAATAAACGGCCATCAGAAGCCTACAGCGCATCAGATCATTGATTTGATTGAGTCATACAAGAATAAATCAATTGAAAATTCGCTATTTGATTCCTATACGCGAAATATTCCAACAATTGAGTATGAAACGCAAGATGTGAAGAGAATTGTTGCGTCTTTAGAAGAGCATCAACCATCTTTCTTTCATGGCGATCTGTCAACAACAAATATTCTTGTCCAAGATAGCAAAATATTCTGTATTGATCCGAACTACAAAGGCGTGTTCGGCAGTTACATGACAGATGCGGGAAAAGCGTTTTTTAGTTTGTTGGCCTACGAGCGTAACTATGCAGAGGCCGCCAAGATCGCTGATCACTACGGCAAAGATGTAATCAAATTTGCAATCGCTGAAGGCTTGCGCGTTTGCAAATACAACGCCAAATATATCTCTATCGTAAACAACATGGCAGATTTGATATGAAGATTGCAATACCAACGCATAGGCGATCAGACACGATCAACAAACTGACTTTGAGTTTACTCACAGAGTTTGACAAGAAAGACATTTATTTGTTCATCAGCGATGAGGAAGATATGTCCAAGTACATGGAAGTTTGCCCTGATTACAACCTAGTGCTGTGCGAAACAGATAACGCAACTGACAAATTCAATTACATCCAAAATTATTTCGATGTTGGAGTCTTTGTCATTGTCATTGAAGATGACATAAAACAAATCCAATCACTGATGACAAAGAATCTGCAAAAACTGTTCTCTTTCATCATCAACTACTGCAACAATAAAAAAATCAATTCTTTCGGTGTCTATCCAAGCTCAAACAAATTTTTCATGAGCAAGACGATCGACATTGGCGCGACATACATCGTGGCGAACTTGTTTGGCTTCCGATCGACCAAAGATCATCGGGTTTTGTGCCAACTGAAAACAAAAACAGATTACGAAAGAAGCGTTAAGTATTACAAATACATGGGTAATATTGCGCGTTTCAATTTCATTTCCTGCCTGACAAACAATTACAAGAATCAAGGCGGGATGCAAGACATAGCAGACCGAGCAAGCCTAGAACGCCAAGCATCTTTAATGCTGTGCAAGCTGTATCCTGATATTTTTTCTATAAATGCGAACAGGAAATCCCAATACACAGAGATACAAATGGTGAAGAATGTTGTGAAGGAACAGTTATGAACTATGTTGAGCTAAAGCAAATTGCACACAGCGTGAAAATTGGGGATGTATGCGGGGATATTGAGCCAAATGTCACAGAGGACACAATCTTCATGGCTGATGGCAAGGTGATCGGCTTCTACATCAAGGAGATGACTGGCCGCATCAAACAATTGGCGGATGTTGCCAATGCCGAGTTCCTATCTGACAGAGTGCCAAAGTCATTTATGGACAGGAAGAAGCCAATGGGACAGGATGCCAACGGCAAGAACCAGTATCAGGTGATTCGCCAGTACAGCACAATCCTCGGGTCAATACCACCAAAGCCACATATGAAGCGGCCGTATCCCTCGATCTCTAGCGTACATCAGGTCAAATCTGCCAATACATTCGTCAAGGCCATGCTCTTGCTCTGCAAAGAATCAGAGAAGCTTATACAGGATATTTCCCCTGAACTTTATGCACAGCAGAAGCAAATCATTGAGAAGGAAGTGCCGCCTGAGTTCCGCTTTGGTGAACTGTTCACATCAAGCATTAGCAATTTCAATATCTCCGCGCCATTCCACCGCGATGCCGCCAATCTTGAAGGCTGTGTCAATGTGATCATCGCCAAGAAAAAGAACGCAAGAGGCGGCAATACGACCGTACCTGACTATGACGCAACAGTTGACAGCAGGGATAACTCAATGTTGGTGTATCCTGCGTGGCGTAATGTGCATGGAGTGACACCAATCCATCCCACAATAGAAGGCGGATACAGGAACTCCTTAGTCTTTTACCCGCTCAAGGCTTTCGCTAACCATTGGAAACAATAGGCTTAAGATGGATTATGTTGACTTCTTCGCCCTGCAAGATGGCGAACAGAAGATAGATCGCAGACTGAAGAATTGGGCTATGTATGTTCGCCCAAAGCGCGGCTACGGCTCTGTCCATCCAATGTTTCGTTGGTATCGTCCAACTGAAGTATGGAACAGCAACTCCAACAGCTTTTCTATCGACCTGCCTGATGCCGAGCTACTGGAGAAGGCCATGCGCAACCTAAGCCCAGTTAACCGCATAGCCCTCAAATGGTTCTATGTGGAGAACACATCTCCTACGAAGGTTTGCAAAATCCTTAAAGTTAACTTACAAACATTGAAAGATTTTGTTAGTAATGGCAGAAAACAGTTGCAAAGTTATTTGGATGTGGCATAGAATGCAACCGTCAAGCGCGAATACGCATAAGTTGACCACTATCTTTGCGGAGGTTTAATCATCTCTAAGAGCAATAATCGGTTAACTGGTTGGCGGCTCCAACAGACTCGTCGTCTGAAGATGATGGAATCTCCGCTATGCTTGTCATGCAAAGCCAAAGGGATTGTCCGGCTTGCTGAAGAACTAGACCACATCGTGCCAGTCTCAAAGGGCGGCACAAACGATGATGGCAATCTTCAGATGCTGTGCAAAGAGTGTCATCACACAAAGACGCTAGACGATCTTGGGTACAAACCAAAACCAAAAATTGGTTTGGATGGATGGCCTGAAGAGGATGAAAAATTCTCGGAGGGAGGGGCGGTGAAAAAGTCAAACGACCCCACACGCAAAACCGTTTCAGCCCCACTT